CTTCTACTTCTGCTGCCGCAACGACCATCACGCTGCCTACGGGCACGGCGCTTGGCGCGGCGCTTGGTGCAGCCAAGGGCACGGTGATGGACCTGTACATTGACAACACAGGCGGTGCAAACACCGTGACTATTGCTGTGGCAACCAACGGCATCTTGTCCAGCGCTGCTGCGGACACCCCTGGTAGCTTTGGCGACTTGACGGTTGCTGCGGGCGCAACAGGCCTTGCTCGCTTCACCCTCATGTTCTCCAGCGCCACCGCGTACGTGTTCACGCGCACTGCCTAATTGATCTCGGAGGCCTCGGCCCCTGCTTCAAAGGAGATTAATCATGGGTACTTTTCAGTATGACGTAAGATCAGCGCATGCTTCCGTTTCCGGCCTAATGATCGGCGGTCGTAAGCGTTTAAAAGGCGCAGTAATTTTCCCGTTTAGTTCTGCCACAGGGTATACCACGTTTGTGGACGATGTTTCTGCCGCAGGTACTTACGCACGCGCAACTACTACCGCTACGATCACTTCCGCAAATCACGGACTGACCACAGGTCAGTGGGTGTATTTGGATTGGAATTTGGCAGACAACCCTTATCAAGTGACTGTAACAGGCACTGATACATTTACCGTTACTGTGGCCAACAGTGGTGCAGCAAGTGGTAGCGTGACAATCTACCCCAGTGTATTGCTGCAGGCAGATGCCTCCAATGCGACCGCCTACACAATTGTTATACCCGGTGACGGCATCGTTGCGCCAAACGGTATTCGGGTGTTTCTTGCAGCCGATGTTCACACAACAATTTTCTACGGATAAGGAGCCAATTATGGGACGCGCAGCAAAGATGGCAATTCCAGAGTACCAGGGCGAAATGCAGCCGAGCGCTCAAAAGCAGGACATGTCTAAGGGCGGTCCTAAGCAGACCCCTCGCAAGGACTATTGCAAGCCTTCGTCTTCTGTCGCCCCCCGTGGCGTTGGGCAGGCTCGCAACAAGCAGTGCAAGATGTACTGACATGGCCAAGAGTCCAGCATGGCAGCGCAAAGAGGGCAAGAACCCCAATGGCGGCTTGAACGCCAAGGGGCGAGCCTCTGCCAAAAAGCAGGGTATGAACCTGAAACCCCCTCAGCCCGAGGGCGGCAGCAGGCGCGACTCTTTTTGCGCCCGCATGGAAGGCATGAAGAAGAAGCTGACCGGCGAGAAAGCCAAGAAGGACCCGGACAGCCGCATCAATAAAAGCCTTCGGGCTTGGAAATGTTAGGGAGATCATCATGGCCAAGAAAAAAATGGGGAAAACTCTCGCAGGCTTGGCAGCACTGGCAGCACTTGCCATGCCTGCTAAAGTTGACATGCGCAAGGGCAGATACGCCCCAAATTCTGTATCTGACGAAGAACTTCTTGAGGCCCGAAAAAAGGCGCTGCCGGGGGCCGTTTTTACAGAATCTGGCCAGCCTTTGGAGACGGAAGGCGCAGATGGGTTTGGCGCAACGTATGTCAAATCCGGCATGAAGAAGGGCGGCATGGTCAAGTCCCCCAGGCGCGGCGATGGAATCGCCGTAAGGGGAAGGACGAAAGGCAGGTTGATCTGATGGACTTGCCTCTGTGGAACGTAGCCCTTTCCTTTATCTCCGCCCTGATTCTCCTTTGGGTGAAGGTGTCTACGGACGAGGTCAAGCGGATTCAAATCCTGCTCAATCGCACCCGCGAGGAGATTGCGAAAGAGTACGTTACGAAATCGGAAGTCCATACCGACATCAACCGGGTTCTTGCCCGGTTGGAGCAGTTGGATGCCAAGTTGGATCGCTTGATCATGGAGAAGTGACATGCCAGCGGTAAGCAGCAAGCAGAAAAAACTGATGGATGCTGCGGCGCATAATCCAGCATTTGCAAAGAAGGCAGGCATTCCAGTGAGTGTTGCCAAAGAGTTTAGTGAGTCGAGCAAGGGACTTAAATTTAGGAAAGGCGGTGGGGAAATGAAAAACTGTGGAACCAAGGGCTATGCCAAAGGTGGTCTGGCAAAACGCGGTCAAGGCATTGCAAAGAAGGGTTTTGCAAAAGGCGGTGCAATCACTGCCAGCGGCCCCGATACTGCAGGCCCGCAAGGCAAGACCATGAGCCAGCCGGTCAAGAAATCGATCACTGGTGACAACGTCAAGGTTCGCGGCGTAGGCGCCGCTCGTGCTCGTACGGCCACGATTTACTAAGCCATGGCCACCTCGGGCACAACCACCTTCAACTTAGACTTCGACGACATCATCGTCGAGGCCTATGAACGCTGTGGCGTTGAGGTCCGGGACGGTTACGACATGAAGACCGCGCTGCGGTCTATCAACCTGCTGCTTGCTGAGTGGGCCAACAGAGGGCTGAACCTTTGGACCATTGAGCAGCGGCAGGTGCCTTTGGTGACCGGCCAATACGAGTACACGTTGCCAGATGACACGGTGGACGCCCTGTCCGCCGTCATTCGCACAAATGCGGGCCTGTCCACTCAGCAGGACATAACGATTGATCGGATTGGGTATGCAGAGTACCTGCACATCCCCAACAAATCGACGCAGTCCCGCCCCGCGCAGTACTTTGTGCAGCGCACAGCCCCCGCAAAGCTGTTCTTGTACCCTGCCCCAGACGCCACGCAGAGCTACATCTTTCGCTACTACGCGATCAGACGCATTCAGGATGCGGGGGGCTTCACCAACACCGCTGACATTTCGTTCCGGTTCCTGCCTTGCCTCGTGGCGGGCACGTCCTACTACTTGTCTGTGAAGAAGGCCCCGGACCGCGTTCAGTTGCTCAAGGCGATGTACGACGAGGAGTTTGCACACGCGGCGGCGGAGGACAGGGAGCGCTCTGGGTATTTCGCGGTGCCGATGTACCAAGCGAGGTAGAGTATGGCTGCCGGGTACGCTTCAGGCAAGTATGCGATAGCCCTGTGCGATCAGTGTGGCCAGAGGTTCAAGCTCAACGCGCTGATCAAGGACTGGAAGGGCTTCAAGGTCTGCCGGGAGTGCTACGAGCCCAAGCATCCGCAGCTTGAGCCCAAGCGCACGATCAATGAGCCGATAGCGCTTTATCAGCCTCGCCCAGAAGCTCGGATGGCGGTTACTGTGTACGTGGGCTTGACAGTTGACACAACAATTGCGAGTATTGGCATGCAGCCCATGCAGCCCGCCCGGCAACTTGTTGCTGGTGGGGTTCTATCTCCCGTGACGGTGCTCATCACATGAACTACACAGAACTCAAGACCGCCATCAAGGAGTACACCGAGAACTTCCAGTTCACGGACCCTCAGTTGGCCACGTTTATCCAGCAGACCGAGCAGCGCATCTACAACACAGTCCAACTGGCGTATCTGCGCAAGAACGTAACCGGGTCGCTTTCCACCGGGGCCACGGGCAAGTACCTGTCGGCGCCGAGCGACTACCTGTCCACGTACTCTTTGGCGGTGATTGATGACTCGGGCGAATATCACTACCTCAAGAACGTGGATGTCAACTACATCCGCCAGATCTACCCGTCGCCCACCTCCACCGGGTTGCCCAAATACTATGCGATCTTCGGCCCCACGACCACGCCGGGAGCAAGCCCCGTCATCACAAACGAGTTGTCGTTCATTGTGGGCCCGACGCCGGATCAGGCATACGCAGTAGAGTTGCACTACTTCTACTACCCTATCTCAATGACGGACACCGTCAACAACCCGACCGGAACGACATGGCTGGGGGATAACTTCGACTCTGCGCTGCTGTACGGCTCCTTGATTGAGGCCTACACGTTTATGAAGGGCGAGCAAGATATGATGGCGCTGTACGACACCAAGTACAAAGAGGCGCTGATGCTCCTGAAGAACCTGGGCGATGCCAAGCAACGTGGCGATGCCTATGTGGATGGCCAAGTCAAGCTCAAGGTGCAATAATGATCACAGCAGGACTTGTCACCAGTTTCAAGGGGGAACTTCTGGCAGGAGTTCACAATCTTTTGGTGGACATCATAAAGATTGCCTTGTACGATTCCTCTGCCAACTTGGGGCCAAGCACGACAACTTACACGCCGTCAAACGAGGTAAGCAGCGCCGGGTACATGCCAGGAGGACAGCAATTACTTGTCCCTGTTGTGTCAGCGGGAAACGGGACGGGCTTTGCAAGTTTTGCCGACCCCATCTGGTATGCCACCACCTTCTCTGTGCGGGGCGCTCTCATTTACAACGCAAGCAAGGGAAACAAAGCAGTTGGCGTGTTAAATTTTGGTCTAGATCAGGTCACATTGACCCAGGACTTTAAAATACAGTTTCCCTCCCCTCAGCCCGAAACCGCTCTTATCCGCATCACTTAAGGAGTCACCATGCAAAACGAACTTTCAAACTTTGGGGATCACGCAGAGGTCACCATGCAGTCCAACGCCACGGGCAACGAGACTGTGGGCATTGAGGGCCATTATCATGTGGTTTGCCGAGGTGCTGACGGCAACATCAAATGGGAAGACGAGTTTCCCAATCTGGTCAACGAAGGCGGCAAGCAATTGATGCTTGAT